TTTTTAACCGTCATTGCTGACAATGTAACACCGCTCACGTTATGAGCTACTGCGATTGATTCTTCTCCTTCGTTTTTATCAATCTTTTCGTTTCGAGTCGCAAGCTGAACCAGCAAAGAAGCAAGATAAATAGGGCCAGAGCCACCGGACTGCTTTTTAACCAATTCAGGATAGAGTGAAGTTGGGTTGTCATAAATATGATTAGTAAAAAGTATAGGCACACGAGCCTTAGCTGCTTTAAAAGTTAAAGCACGCATCATTGACTTCATTGCTTTAGCCTTAGTACCCATATCTGCTGCATCCTTACCTTCAGTAACGTCGCGAAGCTCTTTAGCACTTGCTAAGTTACCAAGACTATCAATAGCAATGATAACCTTTAAATTAGGGTCATTAGCTGCAATAATCTTGTCTAAGAATGTAGCAATCTGGTTGCGGCAATCTTCTACAGTTTCTACTGGATAGTATTTTAAGCGTTTAGGGTCAATACCAACACCTTCAGCAGATTGTTTGTCTACTGCTGCTTCCGTATCCCAGACAGCAGCAAAGTAGCCTTTCTTTTGAGCATTCGCAATGATCTTATTAACAATAAGCGTCTTACCCGCACCGGAAGGCCCGGAAAAACCAGTAACCCTACCAACAGGAATACCCTTGTAAAGAGATCCAGAAAAGATAGCATTAAGTGCATAAGAGCCTGTATCGATCCAGTCGCCTACAATAGAAAGAGAATTGTCATCTGAAAGCAGAGATGCATCTGCATTTAGTGCATCTACTGCTTCAAAGATATCTTTCATTGACGAAACCTTAGTCTCGTCATTGTTTTCGTCTGTACGTGGTTTACGTGCCATATTATTTAATTTCGTCGTCAAATAACTTTACTGTAGGTGTATTTGATGTTACTGCAGCTGTTTGAAACATTTGTACATACTGAGTAATTAAGTTAGCTTCTAACTTAACATCGCTAGTAACAATAGCAGACTTAGAATATGTCCAGTTAGCAAATTCATCTCTATCAGCAGAAAACTCTCTAAAATAAAGAGGGTATAACTGTACTTGAAGTTTCTTGTCTGGTGTTGGTGTAACGTTAAGAATAACCGGCTTGGTTACTGTTAAAGTATCGCTAGTCTCGTTTGTACGAGTAGCAATAATTGTACGCTGAATGTTATCAAGGAATACTACTAGATCTTGGTTCATATGTTTATATTAATATAGTTTTTGTTTTAATCAAGGTTATTGACGAGGAAACTTAAAGTAAGGAGTACCTGCATTAATTAAATGCTGATCAAGTAATTCTTTCTTTGAAGCACGAGTAGGGACAATATCCCAACCACCACGTCGAGCATAAAAGCAAGTTACCATAAGCTCTTCTGGTTGTAATAAGTCCCAAAGACGTTTATACGCAGCTTCACAGATTTCTTCGTGGAAATGACATTCATTACGGAATGATACAATCCATTCTAATAATGATTGCTCAGTTACTTCTTTATCGCCTTTATAGTATACGAAAATATCACCAGAGTCTGGTTGTTTAGTGATCTTACAGTTAGAACGAAGCAAAGTGCTCATATAGAAGTGTTGCTTAGTGACTTCTGCTTCGTTAGCAACTAACAGGTCTGCGTTTTCGTTAAATACTGTAAATTTAATATTTTCTGCACTCTTAATTTTTTCTAATGGAATCCATAGTCCTGGATCGTAATCTCTCATCCATACTTCTCTTAAAGGAAAATCTTTTGCTTGTATTTGAGAGAATAATTCTACTTCTACAGTAGTCTCTAGTAGTTTAGATAAATCTTCTGAAGCAGTTTTTTTAATATTGTTTAAAGCTTCAGCTACAGTTTTACCCATAGGCTGCATATTAAACGAATTCCAGTAAAGTTTCATTGACTTAGACTCTACAATGTAAGGGTTAGTAGCAGGATATACTACTTTAGCAACACAGGTAACAGGTAGACCGTTATCTGTTAATGCACTACATTCATAACCATTCCAGATATCGTAACCTACGAATGGTAAAGAATCGTTCTGTAAACCTAAATAGGTACGATTACGTTGACGTTCTTCACGCACTAAAATCTCAGGCGTGTAGGTGGTAGGAGAATCAACTCTCTGACCAAGTACTTTGTCAATATTATTAGTATTATAGCTCATTGGTAAAATCTTTCTTTATACTATCAGTTACAATTTTAACTCGATCTTTTACAGATCCCATTACATAAACAAGTTTATCTGCAGGCATTGAATGATGTTTAAGATAAAAGTCGAATTGCTTTACAACGCCATCAAAAAACTCTCTACCTGTACTTCTTTCACCGTCATCTTGTATTTCAAGTTCAGGTACTACATAAAAAATCTTATCATAAGTCTTTAGTAAATCTTCGTATACTGCTAAAGCTGCTTGATATACATCTTTATTCACCTGACCTTTTTCATAGAAATAAGTAGTATAAACAATACCATCTAAAGCGCCTCTATCTAATATCCAGTTACCCGGAGTTAAAGCATACTCTAAATGTCTAGCCATAACCAAGTATTGAGTTAAAGAAGTACCACCTTCATTGATAGGTACATTTAAGTCTTTAAGACCTCTCGTTAGATTAGTTCTAAAACTAAAATGCTGATCGTCTAAAAACAAATCATCTTTTAGTGCTTTTACTAACGTTGTCTTACCTTGTGAATGAGCGCCACAAATTGCAGCTTTATAGTTTGATCTCATAGTTTATTATTTAATAAGCTTTTGCACATAAAGCCAACCCAATTTTCGATTGCTAATTTATGCAGTCTTTTAATATAATCCTCTAAACTGTTAAACTCGTTATAGATATTGTTACTGAAGAACTCTTTTTCGGATACTACTCTACCTGCATCTACTTCTGGTATAACTTCGTGGATAACGTGACCGTGTAACTTATAAGGCTTTTCAAAATGCTTATACCACACTTTAGCTTGTGGATCTTTACCCTTCAACTCAGGAAACTTAGTAATAAGACCTGGGTGACCGTTATAAATTTTAAATCTACCGCAAATTTGTGGCGGTATAATACGAAGGTAACCGTGAAGAGTTATAACATCAGCATTTCTTATAGCTTCTCTATACTCTTCTACAGTTGGTTTCTTAGGTAAGAAAACAAAACGATCAAAACATTTCTCTAAAAGATCAGGATTAATTTTATCTAGTTCTTCAAAGCTTTTATTAGTTATGATTGCATCCGGAAACCTACCGATATTTTTAGATATCTCGTATATCTCAGAACCACTCTGAGAGAAAAATGTTTTCCAGATTAAGTTACGTTTCATATTTTTAGGCGATAACCTATTGTATTATCACTAAAGAAAATTACAAGTGTAAAGTCGACAATACCGTGTTTTATTAGGTAAGGTCTAACATCTGCAAGCTCTCTTACCGGGAGTTCTTTATTACGAATACAATCCCAAAAACAATAATCGCGGATATGAACAGAATTGGCCAGTAAGTGAGGATAGTTTGCATAAACAGAATTAGTTATAGCTTCTAATGTTTTCATCCATTAACGTAGTTCTTAAATTGAATTAAATTACTTGCAATAATTCTTTCCTGTATTTCATCTGGTACTACATCTAAAAGGTCTACAAGTTTAGTAGATTCTTTCTTCCAGTTACCGATTACATCAGAGTATCTTACTCTTTTAATACCGTGTACAATAGGAGATGAAGTATCTAGCGTTTCAATCCAGTGATATTGCGGGCTTTGATAGAAACTAAACTCTCTAGGGTGAGCACAGCCTAATAAATGGTGAGGTTTATCTTTATTAATAATACCGTCATTCATTAATTGAGTTAGAGTCATTACTCTACCCATCATATAAGATACCCACTTGTTAGGGTGTGGGAATGCTTTGAGGTAATAAGAATAGTCGAATGAAATAGCTAGTTTATCTACGCCGATTTCTTGATCTAAAGCTACATAACACTTTACTAGCTCTCCGTAAGACTTTCCTTGCACTACACCAATAGTCTTAGCACTACTAACAAAGTCCCAATCTTTCCATAAACACTTCTTAGCTGAATCAATAGTACCTTGACAGTCTTCTAACACGTCTGGTATAATGTATTCGGTGGGGTTAAGCTTTTGTATCCAGTATGCATAACGTTTAGGATCAAAAGAGGTGCCTAACTCAAATATAGAGTTGTCTAATAAAACGTGTCTACCGCCTTTAACACTATCTTCAAAGAACTTGTAATAAGCAGGGTATTCTTCAAATAAGTGCACTAAAGCGTAATCATAGTCGTTGTATGTACGAGAGATCTCTAACATACTTAAAGGAGATTCGTGAGATATTTTAATCATATTAGGAAAACATATCAAATAGGTCTGTTGTTACTTCGTTGGTTAAATCTGGTAATCGCCATCCAATAGCTTCATATACAGCTAATATAGGCGGTTTAATTATTGTATCGAACATTTCAATATAATCTACTTCAAATTCTTTGAATTCAGGTGGAAAGTTGTAAGGATAACAAAGAGTATCGATGTTATACTTGTTTGGTGCAATATAAATCTTCTTTACTTTACCACCGGATGTGATACGTTCGTACTTGGTTTCTAACTTTAAATGCTTCAACAGATAGTTGTACCAAATAGCGCCTTTAACGTGGTTCGGTGTACCTGTACCAATTTTAAAGCCGTCTGCCTTAACTTCATACTTCTCTAAATCACTAAGACCGCCACGTATAGCAATTTCATCAACATTTAAAGTTTTAAATGTATCATATACTTCTTTATAAAGACTGTTTGCTTTTATTTGATCCTGACCTAACAAAGAGTTCTCAATAACCTTCTTAATCAGTTCTTTTGCCTTTTTTGGCGTAGTAGATCTAGCGATTTCAACCCCAACATACTTAAACTTACTAACGTTAGCGCCTTCATCGTTTAATACGTGAATAATGTAACGCTTCTTTTGTAGGTAAACACCTACGTCGCAAATTGATTCCCGTTTAAAAAAGTAACGAGGATCAATAGACTTAAACTCAGAAGCAGACCACTTTTTAATTTCACTATTCAGGTATGTACCAATCTCTTTATCGATTAAGTCTATACCTTCTGGTGTTACTTTACCGTTTTTAAATATGTTAAGCTTAATTTTATCAAGGATAGGTCTAATAGTAATATGAGTACTATCAGTATCACCGTAAATGTTAAGGGACGTATCAACCCCGTATTTCTCTTTAGCATATCTATCAAGGATGACACCTGCTTGCTTAACCACCGATTGGCCAGTAAGAGTAATGCTACCAGCGTGATCACTATCACAAATAGGACTAAACTTATTAGCAAAAACCCCGTAGATAGAATTGAGCAGAATTTTGATGACGTGTTGTATAGTGTCCGCTCGTTCCATATTAAACTTACACGTTTTGTATTCATCGGTATCTGGTGTTAAATTACTTAGCTGTTTCTTATATTCAATATATTGG